TTCCGAGATGGTGCACCAAAGAACAGTAAAACAATGAGATTTTATTAATTCTCATTGTTTTATTTTTATTTTTTATTATTCAGTATTTTTAAGGCTTTCAAAACTTTTTGAAACTAGTTTTCACTTTAAAACTTTTTATTATTTTTTATTGTTTTATATAATTTTAATGCATTATTGCATTAAAATTGCATTAAAAAACCTAATTTATTGCATTAAAAAATCAAATCATCCAAAATTCTTCAATAACCTTTTTGCCTTCGTTAATATTATAATTTAAGTCCATATGAAATTAATAAAAGAACTAGTTTGTGGCTAATTCTTTTATCTTACTATTTATATTCACTATATTATAATTGCATTTTTTTCTTGAATTATATATCCCTCTTGCATCAATTCGTCTTGTTTTTTTGTTTGGGGCTTCAATTCCTAAATGATATATATCTATTAAATATAATTTTAATTTATTTTTTTCTTGTTTTATATAGAATTGTATCTCTGGATCTTCTACATTTTTAAATTTTAAAATAATTTCTTTTCTATTAATTTCTTCTCTATTTACAACTTGAATAATTTTATATATTCTATTTAGTTTAGGCATATCATTTTTTATATCAATCTCATCAGCAACAAATGTATTTGTCCACTCATTATTATTATTAGCAATTTTCATACATATTTCTTCTAGTTTCAAATATTTTTTACATATATTGCTAGAAGTATAATTTGTAAAATATAATTCCTCTATATTATTTGATTTTATATTGTTGTTAAAATCAAATTCTTCATATTCTTCTTTAACAAATCTTGGATTAGTAAATCTATCTACTCTTTTATTGAATCTATTTATTTGAAATTTTTTATTATTTTGACACATACTCTTCTACTATATCTTCTTTCGGTATTTCATTATTATGAAATTGTGATGAATGGTTAAAATTTTTCTTCCACGCTTCATCACTATGAGATATTTCTACAAGTGTAAAGTCGCTAACTTCAAATAATTCTTTCAATAATCCATCTATAAATTCTTTGATTTTTTCTTTACCATAAAATATATTTTGGTTATAAAAATTATTTATATTACTCTCACGATATACTTCTGGAACTACTGGACCGTACACCCATGCTTCAATAGGAGAATCATACAAATACTCATCATATGATGAAAAGTTTTCTTCTACAGATAATGGATATAGAATTGACTTTCTTACAATTCCTCCCCAATACGCAAATAAAAAATATAGTGATTTTTGTAATTTAATTGGTGAAATTTGCTTTTGTTTTTCTAGTTGATACTTCTTTTGTATATATGCAGCTAATTCTTTGACATTTAAAACAGCCATAAAATCACTCCCCTTATATACATATTATAAAAATCACAAAAAATCAATATTTTATTATAAATGTAAAAAAAAATTAATTCTTTTGTAATATTTCTGTAATATTTTATCACGTTTATTTAATTTTGTCAATATTTTAGAACACATATTCGTTTTTATATTATATGCATATTTATTAATTATTATTCACAATTCTTGCTAAAAAACAAGCTTATCAGAATCGTTTTTAAGCCATTTTTATTTTTGATTAGTATAGTTTTATGCCTCATTTTTTGCCTATTTTCAAGCATTTAAAAATTTTTTAACTTTTTTCAAAAAAGTGTTGACTTTTACGTGTACACGTAGTATAATAAATATAGTTAAGGAGGTGGTGACATGATAGAATTAATAAAAAAAGTGCTTTCTCATCTGGTACATAAGAAAGCACAATCACATGAAGCTATAAGATTTGCAAATGATTTCTATTATAACTTCAAAGATTAATTGTAAGAGAGTTTATCTCTCTTGCATATATATTATATATTATAAATATAAAAAAATCAAGAGAGGTGTCTTATATGAGAGATTTAAAAAAAGAAACTGAATGGAGAAAAACTAAATACAAAAGATTAGTAGTTGATGTCGATAAAGATATCGCAGAAAAGTTTTTAAAAAGATTAGAATCAGAAGGAAAAAATTATTCAGAATGGGTAAAAGAAAATATTAAAAAATTTTTAGAAAAAATTTAAAAAAAGTATTGACTTTTACGTGTACACGTAGTATAATATATTTAGAAATTGAGATAAGACTAGACCAAATGGCTAGCACTCTAAAGGAGAAAAGATTATGAAAAAATTAAGTATTGATGAAATGTTAAAAGAAATGAACGAATATGGTGTTACAGAAGAAGATCTAAAAGCAAAATATGATTATGATAAAAATGAAAGTGATTTTAAAGAAGATTTCAAAGATGTAAGTTTTGAAGAATATGTAAAATGTTATTATATGTCTGATAGATATATAAATGAATAGGTAAAAATCATGAGAGGCTATAATATAGATGATTATATCGGCAAACGATTTAATCATCTTACTTTAATAAAAAATTTAAATAGACTTAATAAACGTAACTCAAAATTAGCTCTTTTTAAATGTGATTGCGGGAATATAAAAGAGTTAGTTTTCACACAAGTTTTAAATGGTGAGATTACAAGTTGTGGTTGTAAAAATAAGGGTCAAAACTCTAATTTAACATCAACAAAAGTTAGAAAAAATCATATAGAATTTTATAAAACTAAAACACAGAAAAATAATAACACTGGTTATACTGGTATCTCTCACATAAACAATAAATACAGAGTTAGAATACAAGTAAATCATAAATCAATACACATTGGATATTTCGATAACTTACAAGATGCAATAAAAGCTCGTAAAGATGCAGAAGAAAAATACTTTAAACCTATTTTAGAAAAGTATAGCAAAGAAAACTAATATTGAAAAATCAAATTAATGTTGCCGTTGACAAAATTCGACAACATTTTTAATTTTTATGTGATATAGTGCAAAAAAGGAGGGAATTTGTATGATATATGTGTTTACAAGAAAAACAAAACCAACAATTCCAAGCACAATAGAATATTCATTCGTATTTAATGGAAAAAATTGTTCATTCTCTGTTGATAAGAGTTATTTAAAACCTAATATTGATATAAAAACTATAGTCTATACTCCAACTCCAGGTTGGCAACCAAATACTGAATATTATACGTTTTGTGAAAAGATTATTAGAGATATTATCTATAAGATGGCCAATAATGAAATAAAAATTTCAAACAAAATCACTATAGACATAAATGTCAAATTTATTGACTATGAAGTTTTAGAGGCAGAATAAAATCTGCCTCTTTTATTATTTATTTTACTCCCCCAAGCCATTTGCAAAAGCCCATCTTGTAATTAGAGCTTCCATTAACTTGATATCTTACCATCGCTCTGTCATTGAATATTCCAAAGCAATCGCATTCTTCTCGTGGATCTAAACTTCCTATTCTTTTTGTACAAGCTGTATCTGCATATACAACTTCTGTTGTACTTCCATTTTGATATGTTCTCACTGGTTCATCACTTCCATTTTCTATTTTTTCATTACTTATTGGTTTGTCTTCTAAATAAGAACTAACCATGTCTAAAAATCTTTGCCAGCCTAAATCTAAAGTTCTGTGTGGACAATATTTATTTGCGAAGTCTTGATGTTTCTTTACTTTATCTATTCCCCAACCATATTGTTTCAATAAATATGCTGTATATTCTGCTGCTAACTTTTCTGCTTCTTCAAAGTCCTCTCCTCCAGATTTAGAATAACAGATTTCAAGAGATATTCCTTTTCTATTTCCGTTGCCATTTCCTCCGTCTCCTGCGTTCCAACTATTACGATTAAATGGCACACCTTGTACAATTCTAGTATTATCTATTGCACAATGGAATGATACTTTATTGTTATTTCCTATCATATATGATATTTCTGCCATTGCTGATGCATCATTTGCTGTATTATGTATGACGATAAATTCTGGTGTCATTTCATGAGGGCATTTTATATTGTATTTGCTTTCTGGCACTAACATTTTAGTTATCTGCATTGTTATCATCTCCTATTCCGTTTGTTTCACTTCCAGAAAAGTCATTTTCTGATATATTCTTTTGATATAATTCTTCTTTGAACTCTACTGTTTCTATTTGTAAATTATCTTCCATAAGTTATTCCTCCTTGCTATTTACTGCTTTTTGACCAAGTAAATATGTACTTATAACTCCGTTAACTACCGCAATTACTTGTACTATTTGTATTGCGTGTGGTATTGTTATTCCGTCTACAGCATTTATTCCTGCTACTAGTGCACTTACTATTGCTAATATATTTATTGTATATTTAGCTATTTTTTTAACTTTTTCCATATACTTCACTCCTTTACTTTACTATTTTTATATGTAATTCTAACATTTCGTCATATAATTTCTTTACAGTTCCATTTCCACCTAAGTTTTTATATTCCTCGTACATATGAGTTATGTTTTCTTGGTCTAAAATGGAAATCTCGCCTTTGCTCTCGTATTCTCTATATCTTCTTATTAGCTCGTTTCTTAAAAGAGCTTGTACGCCATTTTCGATAGCTTGTTGTCTCTTCCACAATCTTGCTATCTTTTTAAATAAATATCCTATCAGCATGCAGATTATAGCGAATAGTTCTTGCAACCAATACTTTAGTATAAACTCCCACATTTACTCTGCCTCCTCACTAGTACTAGCTGTTTCTAGTGCTGCTAATCTGTTCTCATAATTTTTATTTATTGTGTCCTGGTCTTTCTTGTACTCTACATCTATACTTGCTAATTCATCACTTAAACTTATATTTGTTATGTTTTTGTATGTATACATTTTCTGTTCTCGTACTGCTTTTTGCTCTTCTGTCAATTCTAAGTCAATTGGTTCTGTTAGTTCAAAATACAAAACAACTGGTGTTCCCGCATTGTACAATTCTTTTAACTTCTCCTTGAATTGTTGAAGCGTTGTAATTGTTGTATCACTTAACATTACATTTATTGTTTTACTATTAGATGTGCTCGACACTATATCGTCATAAGATGTTTTGTTCCAAATTATTCCATTTTCAATGCTTTTTAACATATTTGATATTGTTTTTCCTCTTAATTTGACTGAATTAGAACCTAAATAAAAGTAATTCAATTTGTTGGCGTTTTGAGCTTGTACAAAATTTTCATTTCCTGTTAAAACTAGCTTTCCCCACTCATGGTGTTCTACATCTGCAACATAATCTCCTTCTAGCATTTCTTGCTGTATTGGCATTATTGCTGTTTGAGATTGGTGTTCGACAAAATCTGTTGCTGTATCGCCTACTTCTAATTGTAATTTTATTTCAACATTATTTAAAACCGTTCCTTTATCTATCCAAAGAAAATATGTTTTATATGTTGTATCTTCTGTTATTTCAAATGTTCTTTTCTTTCCGACTGTTGCACTTATCATTGTGTACCCTAAATTGTCGAAACTAATATATAATCCTGACTGAATATAACTAGAACTGTGTGTGCATTTTCCTTTTTTTATTTTTATATTTTTAGATAACTGTATATCAAAATTGGCAGTTGCAGTTCCATTTAGCTTTAATATTCCATTTTTAATAGAATAAGTTATACCACCTTTTGTTGTTTCTTCTGTGTTTGCAATATTTAACAAGTTCTTATTTACCACATCTATTTCTACACTACCTATTCCAGGTGGTGACCACGGTGTTACGTTTGAGTTTTTTTCTAGTTTTATCTTTGCAGCCAAATCAGTTTCGTTTGTTCTAAATCTTATGTAAGCAGTTGTAGCAGGAGTAACAAAAATATATTGTCCTGTATAATTTTGTGCTCCTATCATTGAAATCCAATTCTTATTTTCATCATAAGCGTGTACTATGAAAGAACCTTTTATGTTATCTGAAAGTACATATGTAGTGTTTTCCTCAACAGCAATGTAATTTTTTGAACGTGTATTTTTTGCATTAGCATAATTTTGTCCACTATTATTCGCTAATGACCCAGATTCTAATTCGCCATCAAATAAATTCACATTACTTCCTGTCGTTTGGATTGAACTTGGATAATCTATGCTCGGACTATCCGGTACTCCTTGTACCCATGCTTTTGAATCTGAGCCTTCGCTTATTATACATTTATATACAACATTAGATATAGTATTATTCTTATCAGTCCAAATTCTATAAAACACTTCTGTATCTTCTTCTAAAGTAAAATTAGCTCCTCCACTACCATTCATTGTTGAAACTGAACCACTTGATTTCATTATTAAAAAACTTATGTTACCATTTGCCGAACCTGAGTCTCTTTGAACCACATGTCTATATGTTCCCGCTTTTAATTTCTTTTTTATCTTAAAGTCTATATTAGTTGAAGCTGTTGAAGTTCCATTTATCGTTATTACTCCATCTTTAATTGTTAATGTAATACCATTTTGAGTTATAGTTGTATCTTCTAAAATTAAAAGATTATCGCTTTGAACTGTTTGTTTTTGATAGTGTCCACCTTTTATTTTCCAATCAAAATCCAAATTAGAGCTGTCTTCAACATGCACACTATTTCCACTCACGCTCGCACTTGGTATCTGCTCTTTAATTAGCTTGTTTTCAGATTTTAGAGCTTCATTCTCAGCTTGAACTTGTTCAATTTTAGCATTCAATTCAGCAGAAACTTGATTGTATTCGTTTATTTTTTCTTCTGCTAAATCTTCAAGTTCATTTTCTTTCTGTTCAACATTAGAATTAAAAGTTTCAGTTTTAGTTGTAGCATTGTCATTGTAAGCTTTTTCTTTTAATGCTGTATTGTTGTTATAAGCATCTGTTTTAGCTTTATCATTAGCATTATATGCATTAGTTTTTTCAGTATCATTCTTGTTATATGCTTCTAATCTAGCTGCAGCATTATCATCAAATGCTTTTGTTTTTGCATCATAATTGTCATTAAATTCTTTCATTTTATCAGTGTGATTTTTATTGTATTCTGCTAATTTATTGTCAGAATTATCGTTGAAGGTCTTTGTTTTCTCATCTGCATTGTCATTAAATTTCTTTGTTTCTTTTTCTGCATTTGAGTTGTATTCTTCTGTTAAGTCTTTTATATTACTTACTGCACTTTCAACAGTCTTTTGCATTTCAGTAAAGCTTTCTTGTCTTTCTTCTTCTGCAGATATTCTTTCATTTTCGTTTGACACTCTTTCTTGCTCTGCTTTTTCTAGATCTTGTTTTAAATTTTCTAAGTTATCTATCCACGATGGATACTGCTCTGGTATAGTTTCTGTTGCATTTATTGAGTCTTTTACCTCTAACGCTATTATCTCTGATTTAAAGATTTCTACATCATCATGCAATATTCTTAATTGAAACTTTATAAAACCAGTCTGTGCCATTAAACTAGACTTGATTGGTAGTTCATAGCCTTCTTCTGTTCTCTCAACTTCTATCATTCCTTTTGTTCCATCAGGCAACTCTACTTCTACTATTCCTGTTCCCTCTATCTTTTCATTTAAAACAAAAAGAAGAACTTCTTGTAAGTTCTCCCCATTCATTCCTAATGTTCTTTTATCTCTATGTAATATTATTCTTTTATCTCGACTTATTAATATTTTATTTATCATGATTATCTCCTTCTAATTACAAACAAAAACTAATTGTCCTCTTATCCACGAATTTTTTGAAGTAGGTGTTACAGCTCTATAATTTAATTGTATAGTGTTAGTGTTTGCATAAATTACAATATCACAAACTTGTCCATTCTGATTTGTAAAAGTTGAACAAACCATTGTTTTTGCTGTAATTCCTGTTATTTTTCCTAATTCATAATTTGTCCAGTTTTTTGTAAATGTTTCTCCTGAGCCGTTTATATTTACAAAACATAGATTTTCTATTCTGTATCCGCTCAAAGTTATATCTGTTACACTAGAGACTATTTGCAGCTCTTCTACTTTAATAATTTTTTCTTTTATTTGTTTAAATGTTACTTTTTTATTAGCTTTGTTTTGAATAATCATCATTAAATCATTCGCACTTATTTCATTAGCTTCTTGTAATTGACTAATTTTAATTTCTTCACTCATTTTCTTCACCCCATTCCGTTCTTATTTTTTCTTCAGCTTCAGTTGTTATAATTTTCTTATCTTCTGATATAATTATTTGTTTCTTTATATAATTATCTATTACTCTTACTTTTAATTTAAAAGTAGAACCTACTTCAATTTTGGCAGGTTCTACTATTGTTTCTATTATTTTTGACATTTCATGCCTCCAATTTCTCTATGTTGGTAATTTCATTAATACAACTTTGTACTCAATTGAGAAGCTATTTCCAGGATGATTAAGATTTCCATATGCATAATAAAGATTTGCAACCATTTTATCTGATAAGAAAGTTATTGCTTTTCCAACAGCCGTTTCTACAAAAGCCCCTGGGCAATTATAACTATCTCTAGTACCAAAAGAAAAACCTCTTGCTTCAACTCCAGCAAATCTTGTTGCAAAAGCAAGAACTATGCAATTATCTTTTGAAAATCCGGTTGGATAATTAATGTAAAAAGTACAATCAAGAGCTAGATTTTCATCTACAGTTACACTTTGTGTTCCTTTCACTATTGCTATACTATTTTTTTGAAAAAACTCACTGCCAGCAACTCCATTAAGTTTTTTGGAATTTTCAGCAGTTGTTGCTGTAGCACTATTTCCGTGTGCAACTTTTTGCACTATTTGCAGTTGTAGCAGTAGCAGCATTGCCAGTGCAACTACTAGAAGAACCACTACAATTTCCAATAACATTTCCCTTGACATTTCCTTCTATTCCTCCTTCGAAAATTACTTTTCCTTTTACCGTTCCACCTGTACTTTTTAATAAATAATCACTTCCGTCTTGAACATTTTTTAATTCTTGCTTTATTTCATTCATTACAGCATCACAATCTGCTTTTATTTTAGCATATATGCCTGTAAAACTTAGAAATTTTCTAGTATCTTTATAATCAGTTACCCCATTACTTCCAGTCTTGAATCTTGCAAACTCTAACTGATACAAGTTATTTGAACCGTTATACATATTAATATCTTGTTGTGTTATAGCCGGATAACTTGTGCTTGATGTTAATAATTTAAAAGAAACTTGATTAAATACGTCTTTTGTTGAATCTTTTGATAGATCTATTTCTAATATTAACAAACAATATAAACTATCTGTTCCTATCGCAACAGTTTCGCTATCTATAACCGCAACTGGTCTTCCTGCGATTTCGCAAAGACCTTCTGCAACAGTTATTGAATTGTTTGTATGACTTAATTCCATTCCATAAAAAATCCCATCGTTTTTATTCAAAAACTCTTGATGTATTCTTGCATCTACTTCTGCATTTGCAAGTTGATTTGTAAATCTAAAACCTTTTATCATTTTATTTGTTCCTCTCTTTCAATATCTTATCTATAAAATTAATTCTCATATTTCCGCATGTTATTTCGATAAAATTACTTCCATCATCTCTTATAGCTGAAATATAAGTGTCTAATATTATATTATTGTTTGTTCGTACACTTAGCGGTGTTCCTATCTTCATTTTTCCAACATCAAATAACTTACTATTTCTATTTATTTTAAATGAAATATAATGATTGTAAGTATTAGACTTGAACTCGTTTAATGCTGTCTGTCTTGCATCCTCAGTTTTTTCCGTATAAACTGTTTCAATTTTTCCTATTGCTCTATTAACATCACTTTTATTTTGTGTTGTAGTTCTATCACTTAATAAGTACCAAGTTTGTACATCTGTATCTGTTTTCACTACAACTTTGGCTGTAACACTAGTTTCAAACTTTTCTACATAGTTGCTTACGTCCGGTATTGTTGTATCTATTAATTGTATTTCCGCATTTTGCTTATATATTGATAATTTTATTCTTCCTTGATCATAAGTAAAATCAAGAATAATATTATAATTTTGAGTACAGTTAGTTACAAATGTATGAAAATTATAAATACCATTTTCAGTATCTACAGATTTTTGTATTTTTGTATGTGTTTTCACTTCTACATCCAACCATTTATAGTTTAGAAGTTCATCATCTGAATTTGTAAAATTATCGTATATTTCTTTTGCAATAAAATCTTCTATGCCTTTTTCTTTTATAATGTTTTCATTATCTAATATTACTTTCCTATTAAATATGTTAGAAATATATTTTAGAGTAATACTTCTTTTTGGTTCTCCATCGGCATTCTCTAAATCTTCAATTACTCCAAAATAATCTATCTTTCCCCATCTTTGCAAAACAACAATATCCCCATTTTCAGCATTAACTTTTTTCATTACATTGAATATTGTTTTTTGGTTAGTTTCTTCATCTATGACATATTCATAATTCTCAAATTCTATAACATCTTTTATTTCTAAATCTGTTTTATCTAAAAAATATACTAGTGTTTCTTGTGGAATACTTATGTTTTTCTCTTTTGCCCATATTTGAATTTTCTTTACTGATGTTTCAATATTTTCTATTGAATCTTTGAATTTTATCTCTGCATTATATATCCCACCAATTTTCGGTGCTTCTAACTCTATTTCATACATACCACTTTGATCATTGTAAATCAATTCATATTCTTTACTATCAAATGTTACTCTAACACTCATATTACTACACCACCTTGTACTGTGGAAATATGGTCAATTTTGCGTTTAGAACATCATCATCAGCTGTTAGTCTAATTTCTGATACTCCAAGTGGTAATTTAAATACATTTTGATTATTAATATTTATATAATCTCTTTTCCATAAATTTTCTTTAGTTCCATCCGTATTTTGTTTTTGTATATATATATTGCCAACCACACTTGAAAATAATAACTTTTCATATTCATTGATCGTAATTGGAATTTTTAGACTCGCATACTCTTCATCTTCTACAAAAATAGAGATTGACGGATTTTGTACAAATCCGTCAATCTCTACCTGAAAAGGCGCTTCAACATGCCCTCTATTATTAAATTGTATTGCTCTTGTATTGTAATCAATATATCTACTGTTCCATTTGTAGTTATATCTCATTTCATCTTCATATGTTTCTATTTTGAATATAGTTTCATTTTGTTCATACCATAAAGAAAGACATTCAAATTCAATTTCTTCTGATATAACACCATCTGTTTGTTTCTCACTTTTCCCTAACGATTTTATATTAACATCTCTATAAAAAATCTTTTCTTCTTCCTTGCACGGTATACTATACACAAACTGTAACTTTTTAGCACTTTCAATAAAATTTCCAAAATTCATAAAATTATCATAATATAAAAAATTAGCACTTCCTGCTATTACTCCTTGTTCTAATTTTCTTAAATTTGTTAAAAAATTGTTTTCTACTTGTTCATACTCTGTCGAGTAACTATATCCCAACCCAGACGGCTCTGTCAATAAACAATATTTTTCTATATCCATCAAAGAAAACTCTTGTCCTTTTTCATTAATCAATTTAAATTTTCTTATCATCATATACCTCTTTTTATATAAAATAATAAACACCCTTATTAGAGTGTTTATTTTACATCACAAGATATTTTAGTCCAGCCTCCATCTCTTTCTTTTTGTAATATCATAGTATAATCATTTCGAATTTGGCTGTTAAATTTATTCTTGCTTTCAACATATGCTTTAACTTTATACCTATCACCTGTTTGTATTACTGTAATTTTGTTATACATTGGATATTTTGCTGATGATGGGTTTGTAAGATAGTCCTTCATAAAATCTTGTGACATAACATATGCATCAATCTTATCATCATCCTTTGATGAACCACCACTATCTAATCCATTCCACCAATTTTTAATAAAGATTCCTATTACAATTACAACTACTATTGCTATAAGATATGAAATTAACTGTATATTTATTCCTTGTGTAATTCCGTTATCTTGTTTTCCATAACATTCCTTACAAAAGCCATCAATCAACTCGCTTTCCATACATTCTTTCTTGCACCTTTTACATTTCATAATATCTCCCCCTTTTTTTCTTAAAAGAAGTATATTACAAATTTTTACATTTTTCAATATTTACTTCCAAATTTTCTGTTAATATAATTAAAACATTGATTCAATTTTGCTTCATCTAATTCTTGTACATTAAAGACTATTTGAGGAGTAGTAAAAATGGTATTAGTTTTATCCATAACAGATTGATTAATACTTCCTAGTTGCATATCATTTCCTAACTGTTTAAATTTATCTAAAGCTATGTTAGACATATTTTTAATCTTTTTGTATAAAGCATTTTCTTTATCTTCAATTCCAACTTCTGCGCCTTCCATAGCAAAATTAAATATCTTTCTAACTTTTCTTGAAGGCGAATGTATGTCAAACGCTTTTTTCAATCTACTTAAAATTCCTTCCGCAATTCCTGTTGCTTTTGCAAATAAAGACGGTTCTTTCTTTTCCATTTCCGAAAGCATTGGTTCCATCGCATTCTTCATTGCATTTTTAGTTTTGTCTGGCATAGAATCATAGCTATCTACAATTGAATCTACAATTTTTTGTGTTTCTTCATCTATTTTTCCTCCATAAAGCTCTGTTTGTGAAACTTGTGCTAACCACACACCTAATTGCTCTTGTTGACTTTCGTCCATATCTTTATACATCTGTTTGTATATGTTTTTTAGTTTTTCTCTATGTCTCTGTCTTTCTTCTGTCTGTCTTAATGTCAAACCCTCAGCGTTCTTTATTCCTGTTTCTCCTGCTGTTTTCATCATATTTTCATGTCTTGTATTTTCATCTTCTATTTTTTTATTATATTCACTAATTGCATTATAAAAACCATCGTTTTGTTTTGACCTCTGTAAATATCCATCTGCATATGCTTCTACAACTTTTGCAACTTCAATATTAGCTGCATCTATTTTCTCTTGTTGTTGTTGCATTATATTATCATATTCTTTTGCATATGCTTCATTTTGCATATTCGCTTGTTCACCATATTTTTGATTTAATAACGCTATTTCTTGTGTAGTTCCATCCTTTATTATATTAAGTGTAGAATTTTTCTGTTCTTCTGCAGTCTTTATCCATTCTTGTGATTGAACTTTGTATTCTTCTAATGTTCCTTGAAAACTTTCTGCATTCGTTATTGCTTGTTGCGATATTGCATTTGCTACGCTTTGTTGAATTTCTATTTCTCTATTTTTCAATTCTCTTAGTTTATTAAAATATTCATCCAGTTGTGTTATTTCCTCTTGAGTGTATCCTCTTCTTTCATCAGCTGCTTTTTTGCAAATATTTGTAATACCTTGTTGTACTTCATCCATATTCTTTTTTAAATCTTCCTGCTCTTGTGAACTTGCAAATAATGTACTATTAAAACTATCTAAATGAGAAGTTGCTGAACTAATTCCATTTATAAAATTTGTAGCTCCATTTCCCACATTTTCTAGTGAACTGGTCATTTCCTGTTCAGCTTTCTTTATTTGTGCTATTATAATTCCTGTCGCAACAGTAACCCCTGTTGCTGCAATTGTAGCTGGATTAGTTAATATACTCAATCCTTTTGCAAGATTATCAACTTCTGCTACTCCAGAACTTGCTCCTGTTTTCATAACTCCTATTGCCTGTGAAAACATTCCGATTCCCTTAATGGCACTTCCTGCTGTTGTACCTACTTTTCCCACAATTTTTACAAGTGGTCCAAGTGCTGCTATCATTAATCCAGTCTTAATTATGTTTTTCGTTTCTTCTTCAGACATTCCATCTAATCTTTCAATAAATTTATCAGCTTTATCTAGTATTTTAGTTATAGAAGGTGTTAATTTTTCTCCTAAACTTATTGCAAAATTATTTGTCTTGTTTAAAGTCTTTTTAAATCTACTCTCTAAAGTTTTATATCTTTTGTCCGCTTCATTCGCTAATGCTGTGTTTTCGTCCCAAGCTTTAGTTCCTGTTTCTATAGCATTATTAAACAAATCTCCAGCGTTCGCAGCTCTTAATAAAGAATCTCTTAACCTTACTTCTGTTAATCCCATTTCTGAAAGCATTGTAATAGCACTTTCGCCTTTATCTTGTGCATTTCCTAATCCTTTTATAAATGCTGATAATGCCCCAGAGGCATCTTCTTTCCAAGCTTTTTTAAATTGTTCTGCCGTCATCCCTGAAACTGATGCAAAATCTTCTAAGTTGGTTCCAGCTGTTATTAATTGCTTTACTTCTGTACTTGTCATTCCAATACTATCTGACAATTCTTTAAATCCTTTTGAATCGTTTGCAGACATTAATTCTAATTCTCTTAATGTTTTTCCAGTTTTCTTTAGTACAACATCTAGTTTGCTTCCTCCCATTTCAACTGCATTCTGCATTTTTACCATTGCTTTTGATATTGCGGAGCCTCCCATTTCAGCCTCAATACCAACAGAACTTAAAGCTGTCGCTAACCCTAGAATTTGTCCTTCAGACATCCCAACTTGATGTCCTGCTCCAGCAAGTCTCATTGCCATATTTACTATATCCGCTTCCGTTGTCGCAAAATTATTTCCTAAATCTACTATAGAAGAACCTAACTTATCAAAATCTTTTTGAGACATTTGAGTTATGTTCGCAAATTTAGCAAGTTGTGATGCAGCTTCATCTGCTGTTAAATTTGTTGAATTTCCTAAATCAATCATTGCCTTTGAGAAACTCAATATGTTTTCTGTTTGTATTCCAAGTTGTCCAGCAGCTTCAGCAACAGCAGAAATTTCTGTTGTACTTGACGGAATTTCTTTTGCCAAATCTTTTATTCCTTGTTTTAATTCAGCAAGTTGTTCATCTGTTGCATCTACTGTTTTTTCTACTCCTGTAAATGCCGTCTCAAAATCCATTGCAGACTTTACTGTAGCAACTCCTGTTGTTACTATACTTGTCGTTAACACTTTTGTTAATTTATTTCCTAAATTCTCAACTCTTGTACTAACTTTAGTTATTTTCTCTCCAAACTCTTCTACACTTTTTCCAGCTTTAGTCCAATTTGATGCCTCTAATTTTAATGCTTTCAATTTATTTTCAGTAGTAATAATTTCTCTTTGTATATTTCTCCAGTTTTCTTCCGAAATTTTACTTCCATTAGCTTCCGCTTCTACTGCTCTATCATATGTAGAATGTAATAATTTTAATTTGTTTTCTGTGTCTTTTATTGTTTCTGATAACACTTGTTGTTTTTGTGTTACTAATTCAGTATTTTTTGGATCTAGCTTAAGTAAAGAATTTATTCCTCTAAGTTCCTTACTTAAACTAGAGGTAGCAGAGTTTACTTTACTTAAAGCTTTTTGTAAACCTGATGTATCTCCACCAATTTCTACTATTATTCCTTTAATTG